CTACTTTGCACAGGTGTACCCGTGTCTCATTCAATGTCATTGTTGCCTTCAGGAACTCTGCTGCACCGTGCTGTATGTCGTGTCCTGCTGAAGCAAGAGTAAGCAAATTGGTAAGCCAACCAAGTGCGCCCAATTCGTAAAACCCGTTTTCGTCATCGTTGTTTTCCTCCCAATCGTGCATAGCCACGATCAGATTGACTTCAAAGAGAGCTGTTTCACCTGTTGTGATCAACTCGATATGTTCCAATGTGTGTTTTGTAACTTTCATTTTGCTGTCTCCATTTCGTTTAGAAGTGCTTTTGCTTCTTGTGCTTGTTCATACCAGTAGTTGAGTAAATCAAAATCTTTGCAAGTGTTCTCCCAAGCCTGCTCAACTGTTGTGATTTTGTCAAACTCTCCGTAATGATGATTTATGTATGTTGTCATCTCGTTGGCTTGATCTTTGCTGACCCGTAAATGTTTGGCAAGAACATCTGTGTTCTTTTCTGGCTGACTCTTGAGGTGTCCTGCCCAATAGCCTGCGTTGGCGTAAGCGTGCATTGGAACGCCATCCTCATCAGCCAAGTGAATATCAACCAACGGTTGCAGGTATGGGAAGTGTTTGATGATGTTATCGTGAATACAACCACCAGCTTCCCAAACTTTTCTGCCGTTCTTAGCCAATCTAAAGATGTCACCACCGATTGAAAAGTATGCGTTGCTATTTCCATCACGATGAACCAACTCTGACCTAACTTGAATTCGGTACTTCTCACCGTTCTCGTAGAATATTTTGTTCCATTCTTTTGCTGCTAACAATTTCATAATTCCCTCCTCTAAGGGTTTCGCTTCGGCGTACTTGCCTTGTGGATGTCTAGGACTCGAACCTAGATGTCTGCCAGTCATCCGACTTGATTACCAGCTTGTAACAATTTCCAATAAAGTGATTTCACTTTGTTCTGTTGCATAAATGGCTTCTTTGATTAGTTCCATTATTGCTGAATGATCTACACCAATTTCCTCATCAATTTCTACGAGATGATTTGCTGCGAGTCTAAGACCAGCGAGAACTTGCAAATACTTGATGTTTAGTCCTAACATTTCGTCTTGCACATCTCTGTCATCAACAGAATTGATCAGATCACATACCAAATTTGCGTGTGTTGCTGTTTTCATTATTTTCCCTCCGATGCCGAAATTGAATGAGCCATTGAGTATGTGCCTAGTGGGTAACAGTATTCGACACCGTCACGAACACGAATGCTTACACGCTTCAACTGATTGTGATATTTCACGGTAACGAACTTTGCTGTTCGTGAAACCACCGTGTAACGGAAAATGCAATCCCAATCGCACGCTGAACGGGCAGACAACTCTTGACCAATCTGAAACTTTGTTACTGCTTCCATAATTCCCTCCTCAGGGCTTGTATCAGCGTTATTGCTGATAGATCAAGTATGACCGACTATCGACCTAAAAGCAAATCATTTAAAACCCTTGCTGGCAAAGGAAATAACGCTAATTAGCAGCCATTCCAAGCTGACCAGCCACATCCACCATTAGCCCGATTGTATTTGATGATCGCTTCAGCAGCAGCCACATTGATTTCTGGCACAAACAAATCTGTCGGAACAAGATCACGCTTCAAAACAGTTTGCAAAAAACCTTTAGGGTATGAAGTTGTTTTCGAAAGCCAAAACAAATTGATTTGAAACAAACCAAGCGAACCTTTGACACCTTTAACAGTTACAGGATCAAGTTTGTTATGCGCCAACTTATTACAGCGTGACTCACGAAACGCAATACGATCAGCCATACGCACATCAGCGTTACTCCAACCTGCTTCAGTTGTCAGTTTCCACACATTCATACAATTCACTTTAGGTAAACGCTTCGCATCGACAGCCGAAACATTCGTGAACCCTAAACTTAATGCCACAATACAAACAAAAATCTTTTTCATAATTACTCCGTTCATCGTTAGTCCTTCTCTGAACTTGGATTGGCGTGAGCCTCGTTCGCCTCGTTTCGGCGTGTCCGAACACTCTAACACTTGTTCCTTCAAGTGCTTATAAAATATATATTTTATGTTCACAAACAACTTCAACATCACACCAAAGGCAGAGATGTAATGCTCCCCCGTTGGTATGCCACACTCCAACTACCTATTTCTTTCATTACGCTGCGCCTCACTATCTTGCGTAAATTATTTCGTGTTGCATAATCAATCGCATAGTGATCTAACTGTGTTACCACAGGTCATCCAACTACCTTGCGACAGGTTTAGGTCTATGCAACTAGCCGATTGTTAAAAACTTATTTCCTACACTCACACCTTGTAACTGTTGTGCAAACATTTCCACGAAAATCGATATCCATAAAACGCCCGTGTACAACGACACCATCTACAATTCTTTCTCCGTCATCCCAACCCGTACCATTACAGATCGTGCAAGTCGGCACACTACCAACAGAATCCTTCAAAAGCGTTCTGACCATCCCTTTAATCTCTGGTAGCGAAGGAATCGTATTATGCTTCTCCACCAGCTTCATAACCTCTCTGCCTTGCTGCACATCGATAGAAAGCAATAACGCATCCTCACGCCACAACGCCTTCATACCGTTTCTTGGTACAGGTGTCGTTGGATACATCCCACAAATCTTGTCAATCATTGAATCAATTTGTATCGGTGTCATCTACCCTCCACAAGCTGGAATAACTTACCTTGCGCAACAGGGATCGCTACAAACTTTTCTGATTGCGTATAAATAGTGTTCTTAGTAACGACAGGTGCAGCCAAAAAGATTTCACCAGACACAATTAAAGCGTGTGTACGCTCATCATTCAACATCACAAACCAAGTTAATTTGTCTGCTGTAGCAAACTTGCGTTTCCGATCAGAAAAATGAATTGTGTCAAACGGAAAATCAGCACCAGACCAATTATGTTTCACCTCAACTTCAAACTCATATGATTGACCTTTATACACGCCTTGAACATCGATGCCGTACTGGTCAGGATTAACCCACGCCATAAAACCTCGTGTCACCAGCCACTCAATGACCTGATGTTTGGCGTTGTCATCTGCGCTGTAATGTTCCTCCGAAAAAACTTTGCTCACAACAGCGCACACAACTCTGCGAACTCATCCAACGACATCAAAACAATTCCTTCTGAAGTACCATCAGGCATAGCAATCATCGCAAACGGTCTAATATCGCCTAACGACTTAGACGCATTCGATTGCAGGCGTGCATCACGGAAGCGAGTCCAGATCGCATTGATCTGTGCGCCAGCTTTGACTTCAACCCTAAACATTCCTCCCCAATGTTCTTCGTGGCGTGTGCCAGCGTTCCCTGTAGCAGCCAAACCAAGTTTTTTGCGTGCTATACGAGCCTTGCTGTCACCTTTAGAGCGATTGCGCTTACCTCTCGCTGTCGGATCGCTACAGCCTTTTACACGGCGCATACCGTCACGGGCAGGTCTGCCAAGCGCACCGAACTTAGGGCATCCAGTCAGATTACATTTCTCTTGATTGCCTTGACATTCGCCTTTGCGCTCATCCATTGGTTAGAGCTTCTACATAGGCTTGTCGTGCTTCTGCACAAATGTTGCAATCAATCCGTGCGCTACGACAAATATCAAAATGGCTCATCATCGTTGCCAAGCCACGCCACTTGTCGATCTCTGTTAATTGATTTTCTGGAAACGCTCTGCGCAATCCTTCGTGCGCTAAAACCAACTCATCATTTGCTATCTCAACTTGTTTTTTTAATTCGGCAATCTCGAGTTTAAGTTGATCTACTTCACGATGTAACACCATATTTGCTTTACGCAAATCCTGCAACTGATCGTGACTACCCCAATTACTGTTATACCTACTCATCGTCATCCTCTGTCTTTCCACATTTCGTTTCTTTAACAATTTTTGCTAAAACACAATCACAATCAGGTTGAGTTTGTCCAATCGATTTCATCTCCTGCGCCTCAATTCGTCACGGTGAACTCTGCGCTGTGCTGGTGTCATACCACCAAACACACCCCAACGATCACAATCCTCATCCAAACTAATTACCAAATCTAAACATTGTTGGCGTACAGGACAGCGAACACAAATAAGTTTCGCTTCATCCCAACGAGACTCAAATGCGTTGTATTCAGGAAAGAACACTTTCGAGTCCAAACCTAAACACAACGCATCCTCACGCCAATGATCACGCCTCAAAAGGCTTCTTCTTCAGGTAGCACAACTGGCTTACCAACTGTTGCTTCCATCAAAAGTTTGATTAGTGCTGAACCTTCTTTAGTTGTCAATTCACTTACCGAAGTCTTTTTAAACTGCTGCTTCAAGATTGGTGTGACATCTCCATCAACTTTTTCTTTTGCAAGTTTACTAATCAAACCTTTTTGTTTATCGCTAATCGTTCCTGCTGATGAAGCAGCTTTGATCGGTGTAATAACTGCTTCAACAACAGTTGCACCACCAAACATTTCTGCTACTTCAGAAGGAGACACAACACGATCATCAACCGATTGTGACGCTGGATGATTTTGTATCGAACGCTTCACATCGTCTGTGCGCACGATAGTTGTGTTATCTGACCAATCTTGTTTAGACCACAAACTCAAAGCGATTCCGAAACGCATACTGGCGTTCCTCAAAAAGTCTCCGATCAATTCTTTGTCCAAGTCTTGTTTATCGGCACGAACCGAACCGACACCTAACAAAGTTTTTCCAAGCAGCGTGAGGTTCGCCCACATTGTTGCAGTTCCGTTCTCAATATGAATTGCTGGTCTGCCGTTATCCCAAGCGACAGGTTGCCAATTCCAGTTCGGATCGATCTCAATCAAGATTTTTGTGATGTCTGCGTGACTCACATACGCCAGATTGATTCCGTTGCGTGGAATAGTGCCAACAATCTTTGGATCAGGAATTGCGTACTGTTCCAAAACTGCTTTAAGCATTTGTGTTTCTAGTTCCTCAGTCATTACTTTGCCTTCTTTCTGTGTGTTCTCATCACACGGTATGGGTTTCCTTGCTTGATGTATTGCTTTACTAACTCTGGATTCTCTAACTTCAATCGTGCAGCATCCAACGATTCTTTTCCTGCCTGCTGTTTCCACGAAACTATCTGCTCACCAAGCCAAGTACCAACATCGTTGCCCAACATTATTTGTGCCAACGCATCTTTCGCTTTAGATTCCAATTCAGCAGCTTGTTTCGCTAACGCACGGGCTTCTTCCAACTGATGTACCCAATCTATTGCGCCTTCAGGCAATTCGATACTTGTTGGTTGCACTTTGAATATGCGTGCGATGTCATCTGCGCTGAAATTGTTTATCTCATCCATCGGAGGCGTATTGTTATCGACCCATTCCCCGAAAATCTCTGACTCTAAAATTAAACTATCTACAGCCAACGGATTTTCAGGCAACTCAACAACACTTAAACGCATATCACGATCCAGTACGCTGAACCAAACAGGCACATCTAATACTGCTTGTTGCGCCCAACCTTGCCACAGCCATTCATCAGGCAAATCGCCTGAATCATAAATGCTGTAACGAGTAGTTGTTTTTGCTTCCACAATTACTGTTGGTTTCTGTTCGTTGTCCACGCCATCGAGACTGATCGACAAACGCCCGTTACGATAAATAACTTCAGGCGTAAAGATATTTACACCTAACTTGTTTGACGCATTCACAATCAATGGCGTTTCAAGAATGTTGCCACGATCAAACACAGCGTTTGATGGTTGCTCAACTGGCTCGTTCAGTTTGTCTGCGAACAGCTCTGCACGGGTCTTGTACGGACTTGCACCCATCAAAGTTGGTATGTCTGACGCACCGAAAACGCAATTACCGTTCTCATCTTTCCAGCGTGCAAGCAACCAATCTTTACTGCCGTGCTTCTCTTTTGCTACTACCTTCATCTGTTCCTTCTTTCTTGTTTGTTGTCTGATCTCAACTATGACTTAGGGGTGTAACGCAGTTACTTTTTTGCTAAAGCCCGATCCGATTTCGGGTCACGCACTTCCCAACTACGCTTCTCAACCTTCTTAAACATATCCATATGATCATCAATGAACTTCTTTACAGAAGGTTTCGATAACCCTGAAATAGTTGCCAGCATCGGAATCGTCACTTCAGCGAACACATTGTTGGCGCACCATTCTTTTAGATCGCCGTACAGGTCTGCCCGTGTCACGCTGTCTGGTGATCGGTGTGCTGTCGCAAGTAGTTCACCTATCTTTCGTGTAGGCACTTGCTGGCGTGTCTGATACGGGATGTGTGACACCCATAGTGGTCTGCCGTGTGTCTCGATAGCTTTAGCAACCTGATCTACTGCATTCATTTTGTTCCCTCTAATACTTTCTGTAGGTTGATCAATCTTTCGTATAAACGCTTTAGCCCGTAGTGAATGTTCCTTGTATATTTGAAGTCCTCTTGTAGATGCGCAGGACTCGTAAAATACACTTGCCATTCACAGTCCTTCGCCAATGCTTTTACTTCATCAAGAGTCAAATCTAAAATCTTTATTCCACTTTTGATTTTCTCACCTCTGGCGATTGCTGCCAACCGTAAGTGAGGCTCTGGATCTCCACAGCCGACACACACCAAAGTTTCGCAATCGCACTTCATGTGGTCATCTCTTGTTGGCTCTGTTGCTTCCAAATAATGATTTGTGATTATGATGCTGGTTTTCATTTTGTTTCCTCCTTGATAAGAATCCCTTTTAATGACTTGCCACAAGTTGTAAAGTGTGGAGAGTTCGCTGCGAACCAAAGTGCGTCTGAATTGTTGTATGACAAACAATTTGCCAAATATGATTTACCAGTTTTCTTTGACTTATGCCAAACAACTAATTCGCCACACTCACACATAAATACATTATGTATTTCTTTGCTTGTCGCACCACCGTCAGCAGTACGCCTACGATTGTGATCTAAATATTGTGGTTCTAACTTTTTGAAGTCGCTCATTACTTTGCTGCCTTCGTGCTGAAAGCTGCCTGCTGCCCACAAAGATCGTTGTAAAGTTTCGCAAATCGCTCTGCACTTTTACGAGTCTCAAATGTACGCACTACTTCTCTTGTGCTTGTTCTGATTAAATGTGTCTTGCTCATAATTCCCTCCTCAGGGTTTTCCTTGATAGAACAAGTATGACCGATATAGCAACAGAAAGCAAATCATTTGTTTTCCTATGCCAGCAAGAGTTAGCCGACACATCGAATAGGGAGCAGCCCTACTAGATCAGTAATAGGGCTGCTCAACCCATTTTATTGCGCTACGGAGAAGGAGAACATAGCGCAACACGAAATACCTTACATATCAAACTGTGTCAAGTCCACCAGCAAAAATTGCTCTCATACTTTTCACCATCGCAACAGGAATAGACAACACACAATCCAACTGATCAAAACTGTTTTGCGACTGCGCTAAAACAATGTGATCAGGTTTTGTTTCAGGCAGCAAGATACCTACCGACACCACTACACACGGCTCGCAACCAACTTCACTAATCTCAATCCAGTTAGATGTATCGGCGTGTGCATCGTGCCAAACAACTTCCACAAAAGTTGCCATTACCAATTCTCCTTTTTGCGATCAACAAAAAATACGGGTGCTTGAATCGTAATGTTTTTTTCAGGCGTAACCAAAGCTAATGCTTGTTGTGGCTGCTCATAACCGAAACCCATCAACAATGCGTACTCATCGAAACCTTTCATCGTTCCATTTACCACCATTTTCGGTGTGCTGATGTATTGATGCCAGTGACCTAGCCACATTGTTTGAAACGATTTCCCTGTAGCCAAATAGCGTGCTTCTTTCCGTGAACGCATACGCATAATCGGGGAATAGATTCCACCCCAACCTGAACCACCAGAAACCTGATCGCCGTGAGTAATCAAATGTCCGTGATCATAAATATTGATTAACGCATCAGCCGATTCAGGGATACTAAATGTGACCCGTTTATCTTTAGTGAAATGGCGTTCAATCATTTTCGCTATCAGCCAATCAAAGTTAGTTCTCACACGCTGCTTCATACGAGGCTTCCGTGTAGTCCTGCCGTGATTACCAACCACCGAAACAACATGACATTTTTTGAACTCATCAGTTAGAAGCTGGATTGCTGCTGCAACCTGTTCAGACCAAAACAACAATGAACCAATCATCGTGTCCTCGTTCGTCAAAGCCAATTCTTCGTGGATGTCACCAGTAAAAATGTCTCCACCAAGAATGATTACAACACCATCATAAGAAACTCCCGACAAATAATGGCGTGCCATCTTGATCACATTTTGTGTCCAACGCTCTAAACGCATCACAGCGATCTCACGGTTGTAAGCGTTCAACCCTTCCATCTCATCAGGGTTCACCACTTCGTCAAAGTGTGTGTCAGACAACATCACTACAAGAGTGCCTGCACTGCTTTTAGGTTTTAGTGGTGCAAGCCACATTGGAGGCTGTATTGCTGTTCCTTCAGCCATATCAACCACTGACAAAGTGCGTTCAAGTTCCTCAACCTTTGTAAGTAGTCGTGCGTTCTGGTTTGCTAACTGGTCACGCTGCTTACGCACACGCACCACATCAACATCGATTTCAATAACTTTGGCTTGCTCGATTTCGTCACGCAACGCCACTAGACAATTCCTTTCGGAAACAAGCAACGGTTGAATGCGCCATCTTGTGTCCACGCTGCGCCAACACATTACGAATAATACTTGTTTGAATAGTTGTATCCATTAACGCTTGTAAAAGATCGTCACGATCTTCTGATGTCATACCATCAAGAATTACTTGCAAGCGTGGCTTACCACCAGCACTTTTAGGTACTTCAGTTTGGATTTGCTCCAGTAGTTTTCCCATATACACCTTCTCCGTGTCTGTCGATATGTGTTTCTAACTTGTCACCAACTCTGTCCACACTTTTGTGCAGCATTCTTAACTGTGCTTGCACAACTGCGTGATCTGTCCTGTTCTCTGCTCTTGTGCTTATTGTTTCCTTCTTAAATGATTGCATATATCCAACCACAATTCCACCAACAGTCGTAATGACTGCAACCAAAATAGCAGCCAAACCCATATCCATCTTATGCCCCAGTAACTACAGCAGGCAAATTATCGCCACAAACCAAACGAATATGCCACGCTTCCTCTTGAAGTTCCCAACTGAAACCGTAAGCCTCAATGTTGGCTTTCATCCATTCCAAAACTTTTCCACTCGCATTAGCAACATCGATTGCGATCCCCAAATTATGATTTGAAGTTCCTGGACTTGCTAACGGTGCGTAACCTTTTTTTAGATACCAAACTTTGCCTTCAAACTTTCGTGTGCTTGCACCCTGAATAGGTTCAAGTTGGTAGCGAGTTAAGAAGCCACGCTTTTGCACGGCATAAGAACGGTACAAATCTCCTGCGCTAGTCGGCTTCAATTCGATACCGTCTGTTGCTGCTTTAGCAACAAGTGCGTTCCACGCTTTAGCAGCTTTCGGATGCAAGAAACCTCCACCAGCAACCTTGAGCAACATTGTTGAAGGCAACTTGCCTGCTTCAACACCAACCAAGTTTGATGGTAAAACGATTTTATGTATTGGTAACAAACTCATTTAGCAGCAGCCCGTTTGCTAGCAATCTTTTTTGGTGTTGCACCAAACGCTGCATCGATTTCATCTTTAGTCAGCGTGCCATCAATAGACGATTTTGCGAGCGACTCAGCAACTTTGAATACCGATACTGCACCAGCGATACAAGCCGACTTCCACACTTCCAGATCAGGTGCGATAACTGCTGCACCAGTAATAACACCAAGTGCGTTAGTCAAAAACAACGCAATAATTCTGCCTGCAATATCTTGAACCTTATTCATTATTATCGCCTTTCTTTAGAAATGTTGCTAACGAATGTACCACTACCGTTAAACAGGTAATCCATAATGCTTGCCTCAAAGTAGTTCCTGAAAGGGTGAGTAGCACTAAACCTGTGCCAGCCCAAACCCAAACATTTTCTACAAGATAATTTTTCATTAACTGTTGCGCCTGACTACTGGTGATGGCATTGCCACAAGGATTGTAGTACCCACAATGATTGTGCGTCTAACAGCGACATTCACATTTGAGCCAACTGGCACATAGTCATCAAAGCCTTCACCACCAAAGATATTGATCTCGTTCTCAAACGCTTCTTTCACTGCTGTCGGTGCTTCTTGTACG